AACGTATTCCACGAATTAACCTAGCCGTGCATTACCCAACCTGAATAGTTGTATGTACTTTTCAACAGTACAGGAATAGTATCTATAGTTGAAAACCTCTCTTTTCGGAGGCTATAGATAGGTCGCTTCGGTGATATACTTTACCATCACCAAGTTATTTGCAAGAATAACTTCCATCTAGTTTACCGTCCTAGATTTATAATTGCTTGATTTTTACATCCGCACTAACAGCACAATATCTCTTCAATATAACCGCTAAGTCATATATTAAAACATTGTGATAATTACTCATTTACCGAAGTAAACTTATAATTAAATACTTTTATAGCTCCCGCCATTTCTGCACATATTAATCCCTAATAGTCCTACTTACACCATGGTGCGATTTTGGACGTGGAACAGGATTAATTAGAAGTATCTTGTAGCCCCACAAGCTTGTCAAGGTTTGCAAACCTTAAAGAAAAACACAACTTTACTGATAGTTGTCATCGCCAGTAACTTACTGGATATTCATGCGGTTAATGAAAGCATGACAATACATAAATTGATGTCGTGTGTCCTCGCGCCTATCCTCCCTATGGAGCAGTCAATGGCTTGTTGGCGAGGAACTAAAGACTTACGCACTTTTGTCGGCTCTAACAACACACATCATATTTTGTTTACCTATGCGTCACACCAACATGACTGCAGACCATGCGCTTATTACCACGCTGATACTTACATAGGATTACAGATATCATTGCTTTACTTTGACAAACTACAAGTTTGGTTACTTGCATACCTTTCGGTTAAGTCAAAGACCACAATAACTGTGCACTCAAATGTATCATAGCTTTGTTGACTAACTAAATGTTAGCCATAACTATGCATACACGGCACTCTTCGTTCGTCCTCTGTTAAGGAAGAACAATGTCTTGTTATGCTATAATATAACTATGTGTTATAATAACATAATACTTAAATCTTATTAAAATGATGTGATTGAACACTAGGACGTGCTCTTGATGGGAAATCACAATGATTTTCGTCTTATTTGAAAAAAAGAACAGGCTTTCGCCTATTCTTTCGCATCCTGCAACTCCTCTTCGGTGAAGGGCACTTCAGTCCTATCGACAGCAAGAACGTGGCCAGCACGCTTGAACGCCTGTGCAGTGGTTTCGGAACCAAGTACAACAGTCGTATAAACGGTCTGTTCGTTATTGCCAATCATATAGGGTTCAACCGTAGCTGTCACAATAGAACCAGGCATTGTACGCCCTACGAACTTTGCAATCATGCTAGGTGTTCCAGCTTTCCACGAAGGATTGCCATCAGAGTCCAATTGCTGTGAAATCATGCGTGTACGCATTTCAGCAAAAGGGTTGTTGGCATCTTTGAAGACAGCAAGATAGTACCCACGACCGTCGGAAGTTTCATTCAGCTTGCCATCAATGCCGTCTACTGCATCAATGACTGCTTTTGTTGGATTATTCGACAAGCGAATAGCAACCAACTGAATTAAATCTTTCATAACGTTCGGATTTAAGTATCTGCTTGGCGCAGTGCCTCGCCTGTATTACACGAACCTAGGTTCATGGTACAGACTCGCGGGGATTAGACCGCTCTCTTACCATTGGGGATGATTCCAATAGAGACCCTCAAGAACTCGAATATTTTCACATTATTTTTTTTTTAAAATATTTATTTTTATATTGCGATACTGATTAAAGAGAGAGATTAGGACACCCTACCATGAAAATAAGATGGTTAAATGAAGTAGGGCTGCTACGCCTGGTCATCTATTATATTACTTAATTAAAAACTTATGGAGTTCTTCAGTTACTGAAGTTTTAAATGGGAATTCAAAATCACATGCGGGGGGGATAAGGTGATCTATCTACGAATGTAACTATAATTAAGTTTCTATAATATTTTGTATTATGCTCTAAAGTGAGTAAGTTTACAGAAACCTATCATTAATATAATGAAGAGAGAAAAGAAAGAAAGAGTAGCCAGGAACAAGTTCTATAGCAAATATCTTCAATTGATAAATGTGATACTTCCTGAACCTCTGACATCAAAAGAAATAGAGATACTATCGGCCTTCATGGAACTAGAAGGAGATCTCATAGAAGAAGATAGATTCGGGACACAATGTAGGAAGTATATACGGGATAAGTTTAAGTTTAAGTCTTACTCAAACTTGGATAATTATATAAAGTATATGAAACAGAAAGGTGTACTCTTAAAGGATGAGGACACAGGTAAGCTGATAATAAATAAGAGGATAGAAGTCCCTAAAGATACTAAGGATATTGAACTTGTTTTCAAATTCGAATTAGAGGATGAGTAAGAAGATAGAGGATATTGCCAGAGAGCTTGCAAAGGAGAAAGGGATAAGTTATCTAAAAGTAGAAAGTGCAATAAGGCATCAGTTTGGATTTATTAAAAGAAGAATGGAAGATAATGATCTTAATTCCATTAAGGTTCATGGCCTTGGAACCTTTGAAGTAAAGCTAGAGAGACTGACTGCTTTAATAAGGAATCTTATAAAAAGTTTCAGAAAAAATCCTAACTTGTACAGCGAATCAGCTAAAGAAGAGCTGGCAAGACTGTGGGAGATACGGAATAGGAAAGTTAATGAGAAATTAGAATATAAAAAAAAGAATGAACACTTCACACGAATTCAAGGTGGTAACAAACCTATACGATGAGGACAAAGAAGGTAAGGAACAGCTTGTAAAAAAGAATATAATTACAAGGTGGCTATGTGATGATCTGTCTACTATAGAAATAGAACAACATTTTGATGATAAAGGAAGGATAAAGAAAGGTCAATGTAGAATACATCATAAGACAAGGCCTATAACATTAGTGGTTAAAGATGATTACTACAAACTGAAGAAACTAAAGCAGAGAATAGTAAATGAAAAAATTATAATAGGATTTAAATCTAAAGGTAATGGCTAAAAAGAAATCAAAAGTAAGTGCAAAGACAAAAACAGCTCGTAAGAAACCAGGAGGTTCTAATGCAGGTAAATATAAAGGAGTTAAATCTTTTTGCGGGCCAGCGGGAGGAGCACCAGCTGGTACTTTTCCTACAAACACATTGAAAAGAGCAAAGTCTGCGTTGAAGTTGGCACATAATGCACCTAACCCAGGAAAACTAAAAGCTTGTGTACATAGAAAATACCCTCAATTGAAAAAAGGGAAATAGTGTACTTGGAAAAATTAATTAAAAAATTACAGAAAGCACCATGTATGACTCAAAGCGATAGACAGAATGTCAAGATCAATATTGCAATATGCGAGATGCAGATAAAAATAAGAGATAAGTGGGTAAAGAGGAAGAAGTAAAAACAGTAACAGTAGAAACAAGCATAGGTACAATAAGATTATTATGACAGCAGAAGAAATAAAACAGTTAGCACAAAAGTTTCATACTCCTGGAGATCCAATTAAGAAAAAGTGGAATCCAGAGTATATAAAGGAATGTGAAAAGATAAATAGAAAGCATCTGGAAGCAGAAATAATGAAGAAATATGAGAGAGTTAAAAGATTTGTATGAAAAAATATTGTATCTTTTGCATGGTATTATTATGCGTCTACTTAATTTCGTGTAATAGGCAAGGATGCGTATACTGGAATGGGATACAAATGTCAGAAGATTTTGTGCCTCCTCCAAAAGAAGAAGAAAATGATTATTAACTAAAACTAATTATTATGCCATTTGTAAGATTTTTAAAATATATTAAGAATAGATCTCAAGGATTTCCTAAAGGAGGAAGTACTGTACGTACAAGTGCTCCTAAATCAAAGAAAGGAAAAGCTCCTAAGAAAAGTAGTTTGAAAGGACCTGCTTTAAATGGATAGACCATTATGGGATGCGGTTGTGGAAAAAAGAGCAAAGCGAAGAAAGTAGTAGCTAGTGTTCAAAAAGCAGGAGAAACTGCTGCTCAAATAATTGAAGGATGGTCTATTTATGCTAAAGGAAATAAAAATCCTGAAATACAAGCAATAGCAGATTACCGTGCAAAGATATGTACTAAATGTCCTGAATTAAAATCTTCTCAATTTTGGAAGTTCATTACAAGTAAAGTAATGAGAAATGGACAAATAGAGCTTAATCAAGTCAAAAGAGAAGTAGGCAGAAATGATGATTATGATTTAGCAGGATATAAATGTGGAAAGTGTGGATGTGCATTTCCTGCAGCATTATATGTAAAGGATAAAGAATGTCCATTAGGTAAATGGGGAAAAACAGAAGAAAATGGATCTGTTTGACTTACAAAAAAGAAGAGTAATTGTTCATACGAAAGCACTGCTAGTTCCAGAATTCAAAGCTATCTGGGACCGAGACAAGAAAAAAGATAAAGAAAAAGCTATACGGGAATTAAGTTACGTATACTTTACTACAGATTATAAGTCACCTTATATACAAAGTGCTGATCCTAATCTGACACAGAATATTGTAGCTAAGGATTTTATGAAAGATCCTAACTACAAACCCGATAAAGAAATAGCAGCGGCTATAGCTAAATATATAGAACTGCAACAAACGCCGTCTATGAGGCTACTTAAAGCTTCATTAAAAACAATAAGTAACTTGACAAATTACTTAGAAACTATTAACTTGCATGATCGTGATAAACATGACAAGCCTATATATAAACCGTCAGATGTAACATCTGCACTTAAATCTATAGGACCAATTATAGAATCACTGAATAAAGTTAAAGAACAGGTTGAGAAAGAAGTTGCACAATCTGCAACACTCAGAGGCCGAAGACTTAAAGGAAATAGAGAAGACCCAGAGTAGAAGAAAACAAAATGCTAACAATTATAAATAGACTTATATGGCATTACAGAACTTTTATAAGAAAATATATAGTTATGGATATGGATCTTAAAATAGAAGATAAATCTAAAAATGAATCAAAATATCTTTGGTTATTAGATCCTGGGCATGGCGGCATGATTGACGGAGAATATCAAACTGCAGGAAAAAGATCTCCAAAATTTAAAGATGGCACTGTCCTGTATGAAGGCGAATTTAACAGGGCCGTTGTACAAAGAATTGATAGTGCATGCAATGCAGCAGGTATAGACTCAATAGTACTTGTTCCTGAAGAAGAAGATATTTCTTTAAAGGAAAGAGTAAAACGTGCTAATGATTTTTATAAAGTTGATAAAAGGGCAGTTTATCTAAGTGTTCACGCAAATGCTTTTGGTAATAATTGGAATCAAGCTCATGGATGGTCTTGTTATACTTCAAAAGGAGAAACACGATCAGACCAAATAGCTACTATATTTTATAGAATGATGGCAGCTGAATTTCCAGAAGAAAAAATGCGTAAGGATCATACAGATAAAGATCCTGATAAGGAAGCAGATTTTTATGTTTTAAAGAAAACAGCTATGCCTGCCGTGTTAACTGAGAATTTTTTCATGACAAATAGTACAGAAGCAGCAATGCTTTTGAATGAAGATATAAGAGATAGAATAGCAGATGCACATATGGATGCAATATACTACTTAAGTAAAAAAAGTTAAGTGAAAAATGAAAAGATAATAGTAGCAACTAAACATACTAATATTGAAGAACAGGATAATCCAATACGTCATACAGGTACTGATTATCTTAAGTTTGTCAATACTAGCTACTTTTCTCTTTCTGCTCAACATTATCTTAAGCATAAATGTTATACTCTAGCTCCTCCAGGTACAACAGAGTTTATAGAGTTTTGGGATCGAGAAGAAAAGAGATGTAAGAATGGATATACAGTGGGAGGAGTTACTGTTACGGGTGAGCATTACGCTTATCTTAATTATGGTAGGATTTTGGCTACAGTCGGACAAGGAAAACGACAACGAAAAATAGAAACATTTCCAAGATTCTTGGATATGGATTACTACTGGTATCATGAACTGGATAAAGCAGAGAAAGCTGGTGAAGGAATGATAGTCGTTAAAGCACGGCGTAAAGGTTATTCCTATAAAAATGCCTTTGGCATGGTTTGGCGTTACAATTGGTTTCCGTATTCTATATCAATACTAGCTGCATTTGAAAAGACATTCTGGTCTAATACAATGGAGATGGCCAAATCAATGATCAACTTCATTAATGATAATACAGATTGGGCTAAAGGCTTCTTGACCGACAGGCAGGAAACCATAAAGAGCGGATATATAGAAAAGAATAGAGATGGGATCCAAGTACAAAAAGGTTATAAATCTGAGATCTTAGCACTTTCTTTTAAAGACAGCCCGCAAAAATCAGTAGGACGAACTGCAGAACGCATGCTTTTTGAAGAAGCAGGAGACTGGCCTGGATTACTTCAAGCATATCAAAGATCCTATCCGCTTTTCAAAGATGGTAATATAATGGTAGGTATACCGATCATTTATGGTACAGGCGGTAACTCAAAGAACGGCACTAACTTTGACTTCGAAGAAATGTTTTATAACCCATCGTTTTACGGACTAAGAGCTTACGAAAATATATATGATGAGAATACTGTTGGAGAGTGTGGATGGTTTGTAGATGAACAATGGTATAGACCTCCTTTTGTAGACAAAGCAGGGAATCATTTACGTGCAGAAGCAACTAATGATGTAGATCTGGAAAGAGAAGAAAAAAAAGCAGTAGAGCCTGTAGCTTATAATCTTTTCATAACCCAGCATCCAAAAACACCGAAAGAAGCATTCCTTAGACCTGAAGGTGCAGTCTTTCCAGTAGTTGAGCTTTATCGAGTACTTAATAGACTTAAGTCAGATAATAAATATAAAAAATTAGGAGACCCAGGAACATTTGTAAGAAGCGATAATACAGATCATCCTGTTAAATTCGAAATGGATATGGAGAACAAACTCCACCCCATTACAAAATACCCGCACAAACCAAATGACCCTCAACAAGGATGTGTAATTGTTTACCAACATCCTCCTTCTACTATCCCTCATGGTCTTTATAAGATTGGACTTGACCCTGTAGCTTTCGATAAGGCTGGAGGAAAGTCTTTAAATGCTGCCTTTGTTTATAAATCTTTTAATAAATTTGATTTTGGTTATGATGAGATTGTAGCTGAATATGTAGGAAGGCCCGAGAATATAGAGATATATCATAAGAACCTTGAAATGCTTTCGCAATACTACGGAGATGCAAAGATTATGTTTGAAAATGATCGAGGTGAAGTTCTTTCTTATTTCAAAAGAAGAGGCAAACTACATTTTCTAGCAGATCAACCTGATAATGTGATCTCTAAAGTAATTAAGAACAGTACTGTAGCAAGAATGAAAGGCTGTCATATGAATGACAGAATGAAAGATGCAGGAGAAAAATATATCTTGCGTTGGCTATGGACAGAAAGAGGAGTTAATTCAGATGANGAAATAATATATAATATGGATCTAATTCCATCAATTGCTCTTGTAGAAGAGCTAATAAACTATTCAAGACAGGGAAACTTTGACAGGGTCATGGGATTTATGCAATTAATGTTTATGGTCGAAGAAGATTTTGAGAAAGAAATAGATCAAGAAGCACCAACAAATATAGTAGTAGACTTCTTATTAGATAATATGAAAAAAATGTATGCAAAATAAATAACTATGGGACACTATTTTCCGCAACAAAAACTAACAGATGCCGCCAAGAATCGTAAAGATAAACAATGGGCTAAAAATGTAATAGATGCTTTAGATGCATATAGATTTACAAGCTTTAATGGAAGTGATGACCGAATACGTAAAAAGCTTAATTATGATCTTTTTAATGGTCAACTTAATCCAGATGATTTTGAATATGTAATGAAACCCTATGGACAGGATATGGGAGATCTTCCTGCACAAATGAGAAATTACGACATAACAAGTCCCAAACTAAGAGTATTATTCGGCGAAGAAATAAAGAGACCCTTTAACTTTCGTGTTACAACTGTTAATCCAGAAGCTGTTTCAGTCAGAGAGAAAGAAAAAGAAAAAATGCTGAAAAGGTATATGATGGAAAGAATACAGTATGCCATACAAAAAGAAATTAAAAAAGAGTCTATGCAAATAGCAGGTATGCCTGCAGAAGAACAACAGCAAGCTGTCGAACAAATAACACAAGAGATGACTCCTTCTGATATTGAAACATATATGAAAAGAGAGTTTAGGTCAAATCAAGAAATAACAGGACAAAACCTACTTAATTTCTTAATGAAGAAAGAAACAGTAAGAGATAAGTTTAATAAAGGATGGAGACATGCGCTTATAGCTGGAGAAGAAATATATTGGGTTGGTATCGTAAATGGAGAACCAAAGATGAATGTAGTAAATCCTCTTTATTTTCAATACGATAAAGATCCTGATATTGAATATATCCAAGATGGGCAATGGGCAAAGTATGAAATGAGGATGACCCCTGGTTCTGTAATCGATACATTCGGTGAATATCTTACATCTAAGCAGATTGGAGAGATGTATGATGACAATGTATCTGATCCTAATGCTGATCCACTATCTTGGGAGGGAGCTATAAATAATGATATTTTTGATAACTATATTGACTTTGATTTTAATACAACAGGAGACTCACATAAGTATATAAGAGTAGTACATGTTGAATGGAGGTCTTTAAGAAAGATAGGCTTTCTAAAATATATGGATCTTCAAGGAGAAATACAGGAAACTATAGTAAATGATAAGTATAGAAAAGATGAACAAAAAGGAGATATAAGTATAGAGTGGCAATGGGTTCCAGAAATATGGGAAGGATCAAAAATCGGAAATGAGATATATGTTAATATGAGGCCCAAACCAAATCAACATCGTGACATTGACGATATGACAACTTGTAAATTAGGTTTCTATGGGCTCTCATACAACAACCTGAATGCAGAATCAGTATCTATGATTGATAGGATTAAACCTTATCAATATCTTTATAACATTATGATGTATCGACTTGAGCTCGATATCGCTTCAGACAAAGGTAAGAAATTTTTAGCAGATATTAACCAAGTTCCAAGCTCAATGGGACTAGATATGAATAAGTGGTTATATTACTTTGATGCTATGGGAATTGCTTGGGTAAATCCTCAAGAAGAAGGAAAACGAGGACAGCAGAATTCTTTCAATCAATGGCAGACTTTAGATTTGTCAATGGGACAAACTATTCAACAAAAAGTTCAAATGCTTGAATACCTAGAAAATCGTGCGGGCGATGTCGCAGGTGTGACCAAACAAAGAGAAGGACAAATAGGCGCAACAGAATTAGCTACGAATGCAAGACAAGCAGTTGTGCAGTCAAGTCACATAACCGAAGAATGGTTTCATTCACATAACAGTTTAAAAAGAGAAGTGCTTACAGGTTTACTTGAAGCAGCTAAACTTGCCTATTCAAATGAACCTAGAAAGATACAGTATGTTCTAGATGATATGTCAATCAGTACAATCGTTTTAGATGAGAAATTCTCAGAAGCAAGTTATGGTATATTCCTATCAGATTCTGCAAGGGATCAGGAAACTATGGATATTCTAAAACAATTGACACATGCTGCTCTTCAAAATCAACAGGCAGATCTTTCAGATATTGTTAAAATGCTCACAACTGAATCNCCAGAAGANATTAAAATACTTCTGGAAGCAGCTGAAGAAAAGAAAANAGAACAAGCACTTCAACAACAACGCGAACAGCTTGAGGCTCAGCAAAAAATGCAAGATAAACAATTATCTCAAGATCAGGACGAGCAAGAATTTGAGAAATATAAAGTGGATACTACAAATCAGACTAAACTTACAATTGCTGAAATGCAAGTAGCTGCTAAAGAAGACAACGATGCTAACAATAATCAAGTCCCAGATGATCTTGAAGTCCAGAGACTTGAAACTGAAAAACAAGTGAATACACAAAAAGCGGCTATAGAAGAAAGAAAACTTGCAGTCAAAGAAAAAGAGATAGCGAGTAAAGAAAAAATCGAAAGAGAAAAAGTAAAAGCAAGTAAGAAAAAAGATAAAAAGTGATTCATACAAAACCACAGATAAGGCAGGAAAATCCTGAAGAACTTTCTTTTAAAACAGAGCTATCACCAATAGATGAAGCAAAATTTAAAGTATGGTATAGTAATACTGCAAATACTTTACAGATTGCTCCTAATCCTGATGACCCATTACATTACTACGATTATCGTGGGTACTGGCAAGAAAATCCAGTAGAGATCTTANAACTAGGGGATCACTTCACAGATAAATTTAAAGTGCCTGGACATCCAACTTTTTCTGAAGAGTCTCAATATTCATTTCAAAAAGGAGGAAGTAATATATATGGAGGGAAATGGGATGGTAAACGATTTGTTCATTCTAAAGATACAGATCTACATGCTGAAAGAACTCAGGAATATTTTGACCAGCAAGGTAGTGGAGAGTATCCTGTATATCAAGGCAATTTACTTGATATGATAGAAGTATACCCTGATGAGTATAAAAGAGGAGGACCCGTTTCATCTCAAAAAGCAAAAAAGATCTTAAGGCACGGTAAAGTATATGGAAAAAGGCTAACTCAAAAACAAAAAAGATACTTTGGATTCATTGCAGGAGGAGGAGTACCTAAATATCAACAATCTGATGTTGTAGGAGATGTTGATCCTCCTGATAGCTCACTATATGGATCAGGATATGGACAAGCTCCAATTACCANAAGTCAATCAGATAATCTAAATCTAGCTACTANTCCCAATATTATAGCCCTAAAACAAAATATAACTACTACTGGTGGTCCAATACCTACAGATTTACCAAATTTTCCACTAACTGATGAAGAAGTAGAGAAAAGAAAACAGGAAATGAGATTTGGTGATTTTTCAGCTTTAGAACTTGAAGAATTAGTAAACAAATATAATTTTAGAGGCAAACCAGGTCGTAGGAGGGACTGGAGAGAGAGAATGAGTGAAACAGATAAAGACAAAACAGAGGATATAAAGCACTATCTAAACTTTAATGCTTTATCAGGAAAATGGAAATACTTAAATAAAGCCGAAAGAGAATCTTTTTTTAAAGACAATGAAAGACTAAAAGACCAGTTAAATTTTAATGATCCTGTTGTGACTGATCTTGAAAAATTCTATATGGATTATGCAGGTGATGAAGAGTTACGTACAGAAATGTGTCCAGACGGAGCATGTTTAGAAAGTTCTTTTAAAGCATATGATAGACTAGTAAGAAACAATCCTAACATAGGATTAAAAAATTCTTATGGTTTAAAAGAAGGACTATACTCTGCTAAACAAGATCAACTAGAAGCAAGATTTAAAAATTATAACTATGATTCAATACTTAAAGAAAAAGTATTAGCGCTAAGCGAACAAAATCGACTT